GAGCAAGGGCCAGGGCCGCATGGGCAAGCTGTACGACCCGCGCCAGATCGACGTATACCCTGGCACCAGCAAGATCATCCCGGGCGGCGTGTGGCTGCTCAACATCAACGTCAATCAGTACAAGGACGCGCTCGACGGAAAGCTCAAGGTATCGACGGCAGATCCTGGCGCCTGGAGGCTTTGCGCCGACTGCGACGATGACTGGGCGCGGCAGATGACGGCCGAGGTGATGGACGAGAAGACCGGCTTTTGGATCAACCCAAAAAACAGAGCGAACCACGCCTGGGACTGCTCGGTGCTCAACCTGGTGGCGGCCGATTTCAGGAAAATACGTTTCCGGCCGCGGCCGGAGCCTAAACAAAAAACGCCGGCCGGCATGCCCATCGAGGCGCTGCCATCGCAGCCTGCATGGATCTCGCGCGGATCAGGGCCGGCACGGTCGTGGATCGGGAGGAGGTGAGAAAATGGCAAAGAAGGATAAAAAGATCGATGTTGCCGATGTCGAAGCGCGGGCCTGCCAAACGTGCAGCGCATGGGGCAACGAGGACCCGCAGGAGTTCCCATGCACGCTCGCCAAGGTGGTGGTGGTGCGGGCCAATCCAAGAGTCAACTGCAAGTTTTGGAGATCTGCGAAATAAAAAGCGAGGCGCGGCGGCCTCAAAAAAAGGCGGTGGCTAATGGCGGCAGACACTTCCGATGATGTTTTCGAGTTAGTTACCGGCCCGGCGCTGGATGCGCTGGAGGACGGAGCGGCAGCGGTGGCCATCCACGGTCTGAAAAACGAGCTGAACCGGCTGCACGAGCTGCACAAAAATTTGCTTATCGGGCTGGTGGACATATACCCGACGGGTGGTGGACCTGAAATCGATGCGGTATGGACCCGCATCATAGTTATCCAGGAAGCGCTGCTCGACGTCGTGCGCATGATCGTCAAAGACCAAAAGGCAGCCTGATATGGCATCAAACGGGCACAACGGGCGTCTTTTGATCGGGAAAAAGGACATCTTCGACTACTTGCGCGTCGGGGATCAGATGTTTTACGAACTGATCAAGATCGGGCTGCCGGCGCGGGTGATCAACCGCCGCTGGTTCGCTCACACGGACAATATAGACATGTTTTTCAAGCAGATCACCATCAAAGGCGGCGGCGAGATCAATGAGGATGCGGAATAGTGTCAAGTTTTTTATTGGCCATTTTGGGCCTGTTTGAGGCTTTTTAACGGCCATTCCATACCGTTTCCGCGTTTTTCCTAAAAAACCCAAGCTATAGTGTAGGCAGAGAAAAAGCCACCTATAGCTTGGGATTTTTTTTATGGCCGTAAAGACCACGCTGGAACAGCTCGAAGAAGTCCAGACGGCGATCACAGAATGCCTGACCAGCCAGGAGCTGACCGGCCCGCACGGATCGGTCGTTCGGGCGCGGCTTGAGGCCATGACGGCCCGCGAACAGGTGCTGATAAAACGGTATTACGAGGAACAGGCGTCCGGCGCCGAGGGCGGGTTCGTTAACAAAGTCAAGTTTGCGAGGCCGACATGAGCGCTTTAGTTCCGGCACAGCCGCGCCCATACGCCGCGCCCGAGCCAACCATAACCCGCGTCGACCGTATTTTAGGCGCCATCTCTCCCGCCTGGGCGCTTTCGCGCGTGCGCGACCGCTACCGCCTGGACCTATCCCAATACCGCGCCGCCGAGATCAACCGCCTGCGGTCGGACTGGATCAGCTTCGGCGACCAGACGACCACTCCGTCAACATCCGAGCTTTCCCTGCTGCGAAACCGCAGCCGGGACGCCACCCGAAACGACCCCGTCGCGGCCGGCGCGCTCGAAACCATGAAAGTCAACGTGGTCGGAAACGGCCTGCAGCCGCAGAGCCGGATCCGGGCCGACGCGCTCGGCATTTCAGACGACCGCGCTCGTGCGCTGCAGCGCCAGGCCGAGGACGCCTGGGAGCTGTTCAAGCCCTACGCCGACGCGGCCGAAATACTGGACTTCGACGAGATCCAGTTCCTGGCCATGGCGCGCGTTATCGAGGACGGCGAGGCCTGGGTGATCCCGACATGGGCCGAGGCCGCCTGGCGCCCATACGGCCGCTGCCTGCAGATCATCGAAAGCGACCGGGTGACAAGCCCGCTCGTCAACTCCGGCCAGCCCGAAGGTTCAGCCAAGCCTGACATACAGGACGGCATCGAGTACGGCCCGCGCGGCCAGCCCCTGGCCTATTACGTGCGCAAGTCCATCAACAAAGCCCGCACCTCGGTCTCAGACCACCTGCGCATCCCGGCGCGCGACGCCGCCGGCCGCCCGAAAATTCTGCACGTGTTCCCGTCCCGCCGTGCCGGCCAGGCCCGCGGCGTGCCGCTGTTCGCTCCAGCACTGACCTATTTCAAAGACCTGGCAGACTACCTCGAAGCCGAGGTGGTGGGCGCCCGCGTGGCCGCCTGCCTGGCGGTGTTCATCACCAAACAGGACGCCATGTTCTCGGCACAGAATATGGGCACCTCCACCGAGACTGGAACTGGCGCGCGCATACAGGGCATCGAACCCGGAATGGTCTCCTACCTCTCCCCAGGCGAGGCGATCAACACGGTGGACCCGCGGCGGCCGGGTGATTCCTTCGGCATGTTCCTCGAAAACGTGATCCGCATCATCGGCAACTCGCTCGGGCTGCCATACGAGCTGATCGCCAAGGATTTTTCCAAGACCAACTACTCCAGCGCGCGCGCATCGCTTCTCGAAGGCCGGCGGCATTTCATGAATTGGCGCAAGTGGCTCGCCCGCAAGGTTTGCCAGCCGATATGGGAGCTCGTGCTCGAAGAAGCGTACCTGCGCGGCCGCTTCGACGCCAAGGACTTCTACCGCAACCGCCACGAGTACTGCCGGGCCATGTGGATCGGCGGCGGCTGGGGGTGGGTGGACCCGGTCAAGGAAGTGGACGCATCGCGCAAGGCGGTGGACTACGGTTTGAGCAACCTCGCCGAGGAATGCGCCGCGCAGGGCCGCGACTGGGAGGAGAACCTGGTGCAGCTCGCGCGCGAGCAGGCCGCCGCCAAGGAGCTGGGGGTCGAAATTACAGGGTCCGGGTCCAAGCCTGGACCGGCGCCGACAAAGGATGACGAGGGCAAAGACGATGCCGAAACCGAATAAGGGCGAAGCAAAGCAGGACTTTTTGAAACGCTGCACGGCGGCCGTGATCGCCGAAGGCAAGAAAGCCGACCAGGCCTATGCCGTCTGCAACGTATTTTGGAACGAGGAACGCTCCACCCGACAGGCGCTCAAATTGTCCATGCCGGTCGAGCTGACGGTCGAGGGCAGCATCGACGCCGCCAACCCGGACAAGGCCGAGGTCCGCCGCAAGTTCGCCATCACGGCCTACACCGGCAAGGAGCTCGAAACATGGTTCGGCAAGCTCGTGATCGACGTCGGCGGGATCGCCACCAAGGAAAAAATGCCGGTTCTGCGAGAGCACGCCCGGGACCGCGTGGTCGGATACGGCGCGGCCTACAAGGACGCCGGCAGCCTATACGTGGCCGGCGAGTTTTCGAAGTCCACGCGCGACGCCAGCGAGGTGCTGGCGCTCGCCGACGAGGGATACCCATGGCAGGCGTCGGTCGCCGTGTGGCCGCAGAAGGTCATGAATCTCAAAGACGAAAAAACCAAGGCAACGGTCAACGGCCGCGAGTTTTCAGGCCCTGCCGAGGTGTGGCTTGAGAGCAAAGTGGGCGAGGTGAGCTTCGTTTCCCTCGGCCGTGATGATGACACCGCAGCGATCACGCTTTCGGCAGCGCCGGGCGAGGACGTGTCGGTGGAAATTATAGAACCCGCCACGAGCGGAATGGAGGTCCAGATGGAATTTACCTTAGAAATTTTGAACGAGAAAGCCCCGGAGCTGCTGGCCCAGATCAAAAAAGATGCGTCTGATGCGGCCCGGGCCGACGGGATCGCCGCCGAGCGCGCGCGCGTGGCCGAGATCCTGACCGCCGACGGCGACAAGGACATCACCGCCAAGGCCATCGCGGACGGAACGCCAGCCGCGGAGTGCTTCAAGCTGTTTTTCCAAGCCGAGAAGCAGAAACGGGTGGACGGTCTCAGAGAGCTCGCCGCGCAGGCAACGCCGCCGCAGGAGCGCGAAGCGCCGGCCGAAACGCCGGCAGATCCGGCCGATCCAGGGCAGGCCCTCAACCAGCGGGCTATCATGCTGAGCCGCGAGAAGAAGATCGGCTATTCCGAGGCCTACGAGATCGCCTGCTCTGAGAAGCCGGACCTGGCGCTGCGCTGGGCCGCGCCGCCGCAGGCCTGATCACGTTACCGCCAACAGAGCAACCGAATCAAAAAATATAGGAGACCATCAAAATGGAATACACCGGACTCGACATCACCTGGCTGGCGGGCGAGGACCTCTCCAGCTATCAATTCCGATTCGTGCACCTGGCCGACGATAACACGGTGGACCTGCTGGACTCGGCCACCGAGTTCCCCGTCGGGATTTTGCAGAACGCACCCGCGTCCGGCGAGCCGGCCGTGGTGCGCGTGCTGGGCACGAGCAAGCTCGTCATGAACGACGCGGTCGCCGTCGGCGCGCCGCTCAAATGCGAATACGTCGGAGCTGCCGACAACGGAAAGGGAGACGCGGCCGACACCGATCTCGACACCGTGCGGGCCTACTGCATCCAGGCCACCGGCGCCGAGGACGACGTCGGCGCGGTGCTGCTCACCTACCACGTGCTGAGCGTGTAACCGGCGGCCGGCCGCCCATCGATAAGGAGAACCCAATGGAATACACCGGCATCGACATCACATGGCTTGCCGCCGAAAGCCTGTCTGATTACCAGTTCCACTTCGTCCACCTGGCGAGCGACACCACGGTGGACCTGCTGGATTCAGGCACCGAGTACCCGGTCGGCATCCTGCAAAATAATCCCGCCAGCGGCGAGAAAGCGGTCGTCCGCATCGAGGGCACGAGCAAGCTCAAGATGAACGGCGCCATCACCGTTGGCACAAGAGTCAAGGCCGAATACCTAAGCGCTGCCGACAACGGCAAGGGCGAAAGCGCCGTCAGCAGCGAGGACTTTGTGCGCGGCGTCTGCATCCAGGCCACCGGCGCCGAGGACGACGTCGGCACCGTGCTGCTCGTCAACACGCAGATCCCGCTGATCGCGTCGCACAGCCCGAGCGCCAGCGTCAGCCCGAGCGCATCCGTCAGCCCGAGCTCATCGCTCAGCCCCAGCTCATCGGCGAGCGCAAGCTCTTAACGCAACATGAAACACGAAACATCAATCACAGCCCAAAAAGCCAACAAGGAGACATAAACGATGCAACCTACTCCCAAAGATGCCCATAAGGATTCGGCGCTTTCCAACATTGCCATCGGCTACCGCAACGCCATGTACGTCGCGGACCGGGTATTTCCGAACGTGCCGGTCGTCAAGCAGTCCGACTACTTCTTCACATTCCGCAAGGGCGCCTGGTTTCGCAACGAGGCCAAGCCGCGCGGACCCGGTGCGGTCGCGGCCGGCGGCGGATACCCGCTGACCTCCACCACCTACACGGCGATCGAGTACGCCTACCGGCACCCGGTCCCGATCCAGCTCATCAATAACGCCGACAAGGTGCTGCGCCCCTTCGAGACCGGCGTCAAGTTCTGCATGGACAAAGTCCTGCTGGCGAAGGAGGTCAAGGCCTCCAGCGTCATCATGAACAGCTCCAACTGGACGTCAACCAACGACGCCGAAGGCGGCTGGGCCTCCACCATCGGGGACAGCTCGACCTTCATCTCCGACATTAATACCGGCAAGGAGACCATCCGCAAGCTGATCGGGCGCTACCCGAACCGCATGCTGATGGACGCCAAGACGTTCGTGGCCCAGAAGGAGTGCGTGGACGTCCTGGACCGCATCAAATACACCGGCACCCAGGGCCGCCCGGCAGACGTCACCGCTCAGACGCTCGCCCAGCTGTTCGAGCTCGACGAGGTCATCATCGGCACCGCGCTTTATTCGGACGCCGAGGAGGTCGTGGCCGGCACGGACTTCAACGCGGTCGATCTCTGGGAAAAAACCGCCACCAAGGGATCCTGCCTGCTCTACTACGCGCCCGATGCGCCCGCGATCGACGTGCCGGCCGCCGGCTACACGTTCGTCTGGAAGGGCGACGAGGGCCAGCAGGATGAGGTGGTCGAGTCCGACGTCTACCGGCAGGTCCGCCGGTGGTGGGACTCCGAGCGCAAAAGCTGGATGATCGAGGCGGCCGAGTCCTTCGACTGCAAGATCACCTCGGCCGATGCCGGGATGCTGTTCTACGACACCATTCTGACGTAGGGAGCCACCGCTTGACCCTGCGCGATCAATACGAGGCCGACCGTGACCTGCTGCTCAGTACTGAGCTTCCCTGGGTGCAGTCCGTGGCCTACAACGGGAATACCGTGTCGGCCTCGTTTCAGATCAAAGCGGAGGACACCGCAGACGGCCGGCGGGAGACCGCCGAGCTGATCGTGTCCGCTGCCGCCGTGGCGGTCCCGGCCTACCGGGACACGGTCGTCTACGACGGCACCACCTGGCACGTGATGAAAGTTTTGTCGAGCGACGGCGTCACGCACAAGCTCGAACTATACTCCGGCGAGCAGCCGGTCTGGACGCGCTAAATGACCGAAAGCCTCAAGACCACGCTCGAAAACTTCAAGGACGCGCTGAGCGTCAACGCGAGCCTTACCGCGTGGTCCAAGGCATCCTACGGCCGGGCGCACAATATCTACGTCAACATCGATTCACGGCAGGCGCCGGCAGCGGCTGACTGCCCGTATATCATGCTGCGGCCGGTCGCCGCCCGCTACGGGCGCGGGGTTTCCGAAAAAGCCATGGAGTTCGAGCTGGTCTGCTTTCTGTACGACGAGGCTTTCGCGCAAGACCCGGAAACCAACGCGATCGAGTACCGCGGCGTGCAGAAAATCATGGACATGCTCGACTATGCGGTGGCGGCCGTCGCCGGGGTTTCTACCGGCAACGCGCTTCTGCAGGACGTTTCCGCAGAGTTCGAAACCATAGAATTTTTCCCGTTTTTCATGGCGGGCTGCCCGATCATGCTGGTCGAGCCGCTCACCCTGGGAGCGGTGCGCACAACCTTATAGGAGATTGAACGATGGCCCACCAGAAAGGATCGACCGTAACTTTCCAGCTCGGCTTCGAGCAGACCTTCGGCGGCGGGGCCGTCAACGGGTTCGTGCTGCCCATCAACAGCTTCGCCGTCCGCGGCACCCGGGCGCTTAACCGCCCGGCGACGCTCGCGGCCGGCCGCAACCCGATCGAGCCGTTCGCCGGCAACCTCGCGGTCAACGGCCAGGTCGTGATCCCGATCGATTCGGCCGCGCTCGCCTATTGGCTGATCGCCATGTTCGGGCTGCCGACCACGACCGGCTCGAATCCCTACGTGCACGAGTTCAAGATACCGGCGAGCCAGTACTCGACGATCCTCGAAACCGCTTTCACCGACCTTGGCACGGCCAAGTATAACCAGTTCAAGGGCTGCAAGGTGACGAGCTTCACGCTCACGGTGGGCGGCGACGGCGAGCTCGTGGCCACTATGGGCGTTACCGGGCGGGCGGATGCGATGGAGTCCAGCTCGTTCGATTCCTCTCCGACCACGATCACGCTCGCCCGGCTGAACAATTTCCAGGCGTCGCTGACCGAGGGCGGGGTGGCGCTCGCCAACGCGACCGAGCTGACCATCACGCTCAATTTCCCGATCGATCCCTACTACGTGATCGGCGGATCCGGCTATGTGGGGAGCCTGGCTGAGCAGAAGGTCGAGGTCACCGGCAACATCAAGACGCTGTTCGAGGACACGAGCCTGATCGACTACGCCATCGCCGGAACCGAGCGCAGCTTGAAGCTCACCATCACCGGTTCGGCGTCGAGCGTTTTCGAGCTGGAGATCCAGGAGCTGCTCTACGAGCGCAACAGCCCGGACGTGCCCGGTCCGCAGGGCATGCTGGTGGACATGAATTTCCAGGGCTACTACGCGAACGGCAGCGAGGCCTCCGGCATCGTGGCGCGGCTCACCAACGCCACCGCCGACTACGCCACCGATGTCGTCCCGAGCGTATCGGTTTCGCCCAGCTCGTCGGCCTCGCCGTCGATGAGCCCGAGCGCGAGCATCAGCCCGAGCGCGAGCATCAGCCCGAGCTCGTCGGCCTCGGCAAGCTCTTAAATCGAGTCAACACGCGGCGGATCAAAGGGGGAGGTCATGCGGGAGGTCACAGTCAATGGCCGTATTTTCGAGGTGCGCGGTCTGCGGTTGTCCGAGGTATCGGCGACCAAGATGCGCAAGCTCGGCTACGGCCGTTTCATTTTCAAGCCGGACCTGAAGGACGGCGATGACATGCAGGAGCGCATGGGCGAGATCATGGACGCGGCGCTCCTAACCGTGCTCGGCCGGGACGGCTGCGAGCAGGTGGACCAGGCCGGCGGTGTCGCTGGCCTGCAGACGGTATTCCGGGCGATCATCGCCGAGACCTACGGCGGCGCTGGAGAGGAAAAAAACTTGTCGAGCGCTGGGAGTGGGCCAACGACTCCCGGCGGATCGAATACTGCCGAGCCTGCGGAAAAACCGACCGCTGCACCGAGTGCGAGTACGGAGAGCCTCCAGGGCTAACGCCAGAGAACCTCGACGCCTGGGATCTGTGGCAGGCGGTGCAGACCCAGTGGCGGGCGGCCGGGATGGGCGTGATCGGAATAGACCACGCCTGGGCCTACAAAACGGCGGGCCTCATGCGCATCGGATGGACCCCGGCGATATTTAAAAAGCTCTTAATCCTGGAGGCCGCGGCCATGAAACGACTCAACCAACCGGAGACGGGTAAATGATCCAGCTGATCGGCCGCAGCAACGTCAAGCAGATGATCAAAACGGTCGACGCCGTTTCCAAGGACATGGCATGGGCCAACGTCAACGCCGTCAAGACTGAGGGATTCAGCCTGATGCGCACCCTGCGGCAGGCGATCCTGCTGGGCAAGCCGGCGCCGGGCGTGCGCAGGCCGGACCTGTCCATCATCGCCCGCACGCTGAACCGCCGCACGGGCGTGCGCCAGCCAATCGCATTGAAGCGCCTGTCCGCCGGCGTCACCTACGAAGTCGACCCGCTCGCCGCCGCTACCATGCG